TCCAAGGAGTAACACTACCAACATTAGAAATGTGTTTTCTCATATAAGTTGTAGCTACATAAGATGCTGGTGGGAAGTCAATTGGTCTACCATTATCATTCACAACAACATAAGGTGTAAAGTAACCTACACAAGTTGTACCAGCACCATCACCAAATGAGTAAAGGAATGCTGGGTTACTTTCAGGGTCACCACCTTTAGCAACATACTCAGCTTGTAAAACACCTTCAGCATTAACGAATGTCGGTGATGAAGAGTTCTTAAAGCTTCTTAACGAAGGCATATTTAAGAATCCAAATGCATCTAATCTATCTCCACAAATATCAAGTAATTGTTGTTTAGATCTTTCTGTTAATCCTAATCCAAAAGAGTCAATTAAATATCTGAAATCAATTGATTCTTTATTTGTTAACGCTTTGAACAATGGTGTTCCTTTTGCGACCAAATTAAGAACTTGATTTTGTTTAGCCTCAGTACCATCTGGCATCGAAGCTTGTCTAATTCTAAATCCTTTAAGAGATATAGCCTTATATGTAGTAGCGTATTGGTCAATTGTTACAAATCTTGTAGTTTGTAAGTCAGTACCAAATAATGTAGTAGCAATTCTAGCATCACAAGTAACCTCTGTTAATGATGTATCACCAGCATATTGTCTTTTACTTAAAATTCTTGTCATTTTTCTTGGATATTCACCAGTCTGTAATAACGTAGTATCAACATAAGCTTCTAAGAAATCACCAACTTTAAGTTCAGTGTATCTAGCTCCATCAATTAATATCTTATTAGGAACTTGAACATATCCTGAAGGAGTTTCAATTTCAATTGTTTGAGTATAGTTAGACTTTTCTGATTGAATATAGAAAGTATTATTAGCTAAAACATTTACATCTACATCAGATTCTAACAACACATCTTGGAAGTCAACATTTAATAATGAGTCATTATCAAGATATATTTTTAGATAATGTTTAGTAAGATAATCATATACTAATGAAGTCTCAAACTCTTCAAAAACAACCTCCTCATTTACTTGATAAGCGAAGAAGAATTGAGTTGCGGTATTGACAAATCCCAATTTCAAAGCTAAGGCATCCGGACCATCAAGTGGAACAACTGAGTTAGAAACGATTGTAAATGTACCTTTATTACTCTCAGAAGTTGGGAATAATAATTGTTCAAAAACTTGAAGATCAATTTCATCATCAAATACGGAAGAACTTGAATCAAATACTATGTAGTTGTAACCAGCGTAAGAAGATGTATTACCAACGTTAGAACCTGTTGCAACAGCCTCACCATCTATAAAGGTAACACCAACTGAGTAACCAAGTATTGCATTACTTGATGGAGGAGTAGTACTAGTACCATCAGATTTAAGCCATAGTCTATTATCATAGAAAAAGTCTTTTGTATTAATTATACCATCATAGTATTTAGTATAGAAGTTAGAATACTTAGCAGCAACTCCATATGAAGTAGAAGAAGCAACTGTATTTTTAGTAACAACTCCTTCTTGACCAAGTAAAAACTCATTATCTTCTGTATAAAGTGTGAAGAAACCTTGTTTAACATAAGCAAGTTGAGCAGATGTTAGATTTGTATTTAAGTTAAATGACTTATTCTGAGTTGTTGAAGTAACTATATCAGATATAGTAACATTCTCAAAACTATATTTTTCATAACTTGTAGGATTTATCAACATTGTTATTTTATTCTTATTAGCCCCATCAATTAGATCAACTAATCTATTGAACATTTTGAATCTTCTCCATTGTGCATAGTTTTTAACAGATGGAGTCTCACTTGTACCAATAAACTCAACTTTAATAACACCAGTTGATGGTTCAGTAATGTAATAATCACCACTTGTAGATGCAGTACCGAATTTAAAGTCGATATAACCAGCAGTACCAACAGTAATATTATTACTTGTTGATGATGATGTATTTACAAAATAACCACCATTAACATCAACATCAACATAACCAAGAACTATATCACTTGTTCCAACAGTTGGATAAACATCAGCAGTTGTAGTTTTAACTAGTGAAATCTCACCAGTTGAACCAACGGTAAATGCTGCCGTATAAGAAGCTGTTGATGTAGTAGCTGTATAATCACTTGAACTTAATGTAAGTGTAGCAGTAGCTGAAATTGGAACATAAGTGTCACCAATAACTGTGTAAGCTCCACCAGCTACATTATAAGTAAATGCAATAGATGATGTAGCGGATGAAGTACCGACTGAAACTGTACCAAATGTAGGAGTAACAGATGCTAAATTAACACCATAAACAACACCTTCAGAGAACCAAGAAGTTCTTTTATTTTCATTTACAACTATACCAGATGTTGTAGACCCAGTATTTAGAATACTTGGACCACCAGTGAAAGCGTGTGCAAATTGACCATAGAAATAATCACCAAGTAAATGATTATTTGAAACTGAATAAGTACTACTTAATAAAGAGGTAACGTTACCTGGTAAGTCAAGTGGTGTATTTGTAATTTCTATTGACTCAGCAATTGTTTCTTTATAAGAAAGGAAATCAATTGAAGTTTCACCTTTACCAACTAATGTATTACCCAACAAGTCTAATAAACCTGTGTAGTAATCTTTCTCAACTAAATCTGAATTGAATGCACAGAATAAACCAGTTGAGTCAGTGTCTCTATTTATAGTTGTTTCAATGAATATATTTCTACCATTTAAATCTCTAAAGTAAGGAATTAAAGATAACCCCTCATAATAAGATAATAATGTAACATTTCTGTCATTGGCAAAATTTCTAATTTGTCCTTTAACCAAACCTGATGCGTTAAAGTAAGCACTCCATCTTGAATCAACTGCCAAGTTTTGGTAGTTTGACCAATCTCCACCAACCACAACAACATCAACTAAATAGTCAGATGCGTAATCGTTAGCATTTACATAAGGAGGCATTTTTTCAACAGAACCATACCATTCAAGTAATGTTCTATCAAATCCAGTTACTTGTGACTTAACAACAAATACAGTTACATATCTATCAGATAAGTTTGTTATACTAAATGCTCTTTCATTGTATCCAATGTTAGATTTAGTTAAGTTAATGAAAGATTCTGTGTCTCTTTTCCAGAAACCAGTAGTATCAAAGAATCTTCTGTAAGACCCTTCTCTTTCTATATCATTCATAGAACCAGCAGATGATGATAAAGACTGATACTCTATTGTATCAAGTGCATCATCAGTAACCAATAGATTCAATGCGAACACTGGAGCGGTTTCTAACATTTTAGAAACAGTTCTGTGGAAGAAAGAACCTTTTCTCTCTAGACCTCTGTCTAGTTGACCGAATATTGATTCAAGTTCACCAACAGTTGAAACTCTAATTGGTGTATTAACAGGTCCTTTTTTAGAAACACCTATAACAAGGTTTGTGATACCTTCAACTACAGGGCTGCTGATTATTGACTTGTCAAATTCTTCTATGAAGATTCCTGGTCTTTTGTATTTTCCAATTTGAATTGCCATATTATTATCTTAATTTTTTAATTTTAGTATATATATAAAAAGCCAAAAACGATATTTTTTCTATTTTTGATCAGAATCGCTGATTTTTTTAATATATTCGTTCATGTCAGTTTTTATTTTTTCCATTTTTGTGACATGTTCCTTCTGTTTAGTATTTATATCAGTCATTATCTTAGTAATCTTAGCTGAGTTTTCACCCATTCGATTATTAATATCTTGAATTTTAGTATTAACAGAGAGTTTTGTACTAGGTTCCGTAGATAAACTTAACTCTTTTTGAAAGTCATCTAACTTAACTTTATCTTCTGCTTTAGCTGTTTGTAAGTCATCTACCTCTTTATGAAGTCTAGCGATTGTTAAATACTCAACTAAGAAAGGATTTCTATCTTCACCACTCTGAACATCTGTTTTACCTAAAATATTTTCAAGTTCAGACTCTATTACCTCATTAGTTTTCTTTTTTTCAGTTTTAACATAAACTTTGTCAATAAGAGGTTTCTTTTGAGTATATTCTTTGAATTGATCTTGAATAGTGTTCATCTTTTCTTTAGCCATCTTAACATCAGGTTGATCTGTTGGACTAACATCAAAAGATTCTTTAAATTTCTTATATTTTACTAAATGTATCATCCGATTTTAACATTAGCTATTTCTTTCATATTAGCGATATCATCATATCCACCATATTTAGATACAACAGTTTTAACTTGGTCTAATCTTTTAACACTAGCTCTATCTTTAGTCGCTTTATCAATTACATGATAAGGTTCTATAATATTCCAGGATAAACTTTCTTCTTTCACATCATAGTTTTTATGGTTTATATCATCAGGTACCTTACTAAGCTTCTGCGGATCATCTCTTTCTAACCAAATAGATTTAATACTACCAGATAACGCACTAGTAAACTTACCATCTTTACTATACAAATCAGATGCTTTAATTTTAGTAGCCTTAATAAGATAAGGTGAATTATAAGTATCTTTTTCTGTAGTAACATTAATAAGACTAGTAGATGTATCTAACTTAACACTTCTACCAGTGTTACCAGCTATTAAATATTCTTTTAAATAAAATGCACTTTGACAAAATGAAACATAGAAAATATCACTTCTATAATCTTGTATATAAAAATAATACTTAATAGTAGATCCACTTTCTTTAACAGTTAAAGCGAAAAATGTACCTTTTAAATCACTATAGCTTGAATAAGCTATAGGATTTCTACCAGTATCCAATGCAACTTGCATTGGATCAGGTGTATTACTTTGATTATTCTGTCTTTCAGACTCTTCACCAAAGTGTGTATTTTTAGCATCATCTCCATCTTTATATCCAAAATATTTATCTAAAAACTTAGCTTGTAAGCCACCGTCTTTACCATCAACTTTTCCATAAAACTCATCACCATTAAGCATGTCAGTCATAAACTTTCTTAAATTAGATCCAGCCTTATCAATATACTCATCACCTACCTTTAATCTAGTTTTAACATTAAATATTTTTTGATATTGTTTATCCTTTAAGATATCCAAAACATTACTTTCCCAAGTGTCAAATAATCTATTATTTCTATAAGGACCACCACTTTCTCCAGCATTTTTAGGACTACCATTACCAAAACAAGTATATTCCATAAATATTCTATTAGTAACTTGTCCATCAGATCTACCAGATCTGATAACTTGTGTTGTGTGTATTTTGTAAGCTCTATTAAAACATTTAACTATCTCTAATACAGGATCTAGACCCATAATAACAATTGCGTCTTTTTCAGAAGCTAATTTTTTTTCCAAATTCTCTTTTGTAACCTCAGCTTGTTGTTTTGTTAGAATATATTGTTGGAAATTTAACTTATTATTCCACCAATTAGTTAAATCTGTACCTAATTTTGTTCTATCTGTATATTTAGTAGCCTCATTTATAAGTGAGATAAATTTTGAATACTTAAATAATCTACTTTCTTGTTTTGTATCTTCTTCCTCACCTTTGTTATCTTCCTCAGTACTTGTTTCATCAGTCGCCTTATTACTAACTTCTAAACAAGGTTTGAATGTATCATTAAATTTCTTCAATAAGTCTTTAGCAGTTTTAAGTTCTTTATCATCCGATATTTTCATAGGAAGTCCTAGATCACTATCTTCAACAACTCCATTTTTACCTTTTATTAAGTCATAAATTGATTTAATTCCAGCGGAAATAGCTGAATGGTCATTTAAAATATCAACCATTGATTCGTTAGAAACTCCAGATTTTTTTCTTATATCTTCGTATATTCTTTTTATCTGAGCATCTATTTTCAAAAACTCCGTTGGTGAATCTGATTGTAATTTAGTTGGATCATCATCAATATAATTACCATCAGCATCTACACTCGCGATATATTTAGTTATATTTTTTTCCAATTCTTCTTTACCTATTACTTTAGATAAAACACCCCAAAGATTTTTAGCGGTTGAAAATATCTTACCTTTAGAGTTCTCATCAGGTGTTGAAGAATTATCAACAGGAGTAGCAGGAACAGTATTTTCAAAAATAAAATATCTAAAATTCTGTTCTTCAATTCTCAAAGATTCTTTAACAAACATCTCAGCTTCTTTTCTAAGTCTTGCTCTAGTACCTTCTCCAGCATTTGTATTCTTATTCAACTTCTTTTGATCTTCTTGCCACTTAGCCAATAACTCTTTAGCTTTTTTATCAACTTTAACAGCATGTTCAGCCTCTTTTCTAAGTTTTGCTCTAGTACCCTCACCAGCGTTTGTATTTTTACCCAACTTCTTTTGTCCGTCTTGCCATATAGTTAACAACTCTTGGTATTTTTTATCAACCTCAGGATCTTTAATTGCAGTAGCGGGAGCCGTAGTAGGAGCTGAGGCAGTAGCACCAGGTGTACCTGACGCAGTAGCACCAGCACGAGCGACAGCTTGTTGTTGTTTAGCAATATTATTAAGTAACTTTTTAATTTGTAAAAGTAATCTCATTAATGCTACAAAGTTTTTTCTATAAGCATTCATAGCAGACGATTGTGAGGTTGCTGTTGTTGCGGTTGTCGTTGCTGTTGTTGCAGTTGTTGCAGTTGCGGAATCAAATTCAAGTCCATCAAGAAACTGTTTCCATTTTTTTAATTGACGTAAAATCTCATTTTTATTTTCAAACCCAGTACCCAAATAAGGAAGTGCTGTTGTTCCTTCTAACTTACCAATAGTATCATTTGTTAAATCTTTAATACTTTCTAATGTATAATATTCACTAGCTTTATCAGCGGTAGGAAAATCTATAACAGCTTGTTGTAAAACATCTAAATACTCAGATATTACAGCCTTATTAAGTTCGGCTTTATCAACCTCAGTCAAATCATTTAGATTTTCAGCTACTAATAAGTCATCCATAGCTGTTCTTAATCTAGCAACAACAGAACTTATTCTTTTAAGATTTGCTGCATTTTGAGCCTTTCTTATAATATTATGTAAAAAACGCCCAACTAAAGAGTCACCCCATTTAACCTCATTTCCAAGTGCACCAGAACCAGCAGTTGTTTCTTGTATTAACTTATTTACAGATACGTCTAATTTATTGTTAATTTCGATAACTCTTCTTTCATTAAGTGATTTAAGATAGTTATCTCTAGAATTTAAATATTTCATCAAAAATGATATTATTTTTCTTATATATTATTTTTCTTTCACCGTTTTTTACTATATTTGTAATAGATAAAAATAGATTCTGAAAATAAATAAATAGTTTTATAGAAAATATTTTGACAATCAAAGAATTTTTGTTATATTTGTATAAATAAATCCACTATGAAAAATATAATCTGCATTGACTTAACACAATATACTCTCACAGAACTAAAAGATGTATCTGAAGTTTACAACATTCCTTTCTTTTATTTAGAAGACTTGAAAGGTGAGCCAGGTGAAGAAGTTTACTTTGGAAAAATGTGGTTTGACACTTTGAACCAAGAAATTGTTGGTTATTCTTCAATTCTAGATAAAGATAAATTAATCTTGTCTGAAAGTTACACTGACATTATCAGTGGTATCAAACCAGTTGAATTGAAAGTGGTTTCTATCGATGAATTAGAAATTATGTTGAATGAAGCAATTTCAAACGAAGATTACGAAGCGGCAACAGAAATCCGCGACAAAATCAACAAATTGAAAGTTGCAAAGGTTTCTTAAAAAATAACGTGAATCTGAACAATATGTAAAAAACCGGGAGAAATCTCGGTTTTTATTTTTTAAATATTTTTTTTTCTGGTTAATTTTAAAATTTTCTTAAAAAATCCATGTTTTACTAGTTTATACGAAAAAAAGTAGTAATATATAAAAATGTAAACTTAAATTAATGAAATGGATTTTATAGAACTAAAGTATAACGATAAGACTTATACCACACCAAACCAGATAATCGATATTCTTAAAAAAGAAAAACTCTACTGGTTAATCGACTCAGAAACCGATAAAGCAATTATTGAAATTAAAAACAATACTTTAATATGGCACGAAGGTATTTTCATGTCCGGAGATTGGAAATATGGAATTTTTAAAAACGGAGGATTTTATGGAACGTGGGAGAACGGAATATGGGAAGACGGATATTTTGATGGAACTTGGATAAGCGGAATTAAAGCTTAATTAAAAAATAATCAATAAAACTATGAAAAGAAAGAAGGAACTGCTTAAATCTGAACTAGATTCAGTATTTGTTAGTAAAAAACTAGTAATAAAAAAAGAAGGCAATGAATGGTTTTTTGAAATAGGTAAAGAAATGACAAATGATTTATCAGAAGCAGTGACAATAATGATGAGAGTATGTAAACCAGACGACAGTGCATGGGATATAGAAGTCAATAATACAAACATAGAGAATATTTCTCCCGAAAAAAGTTTATTTTGGCTAACGGGTGGAACACAAGAATGGAGAAATTTAGAAAATTACAATAGACCTTGGTGTGATTGTTATTTAGATTTTCAAGAAGAATTTGGATTTATGATTATAAAAATAATTAAAGATTCTAAAAAATTATCAGAAGTAAGAGATGGTTTTATTAAATACTTGAATCTACCAGTAATATATGACTTCGCAATGAGTAAAAATTTATTAAAATAATTAAAGAAACCTATCAATTTGATAGGTTTCTTTTTTTATATATAGTTTATGGAAGAATTCACATCAATCTGTTCAAACCCTTGGTGCAAAGCTACATTCAGATACACAGAGAAAGATTTTATTAAATCTGAAGGTCAGTTATCACGTCCAAAAGAATGTAAAAAATGTAAAAGCTTTGCTAACGAAATGAGTGGAGGAGTTGAATGGAAAGATAAAACATATGAAGGTGAAAGATTCGATGGAGTTGCACACCAAATATCATACAAAGTAACAAATTTTAAATTATGATAGCTCATTTTTTTGATATAAATAGTTTAATAACTACAAACGCTAAAATATGGTTGGTTTCTAAAATCAAACCATCTATTCCTATAATTAAAATTGACCAATCTGAGTTTAATTTAATTAAAAAAGGAGTTTATAGAAAATTTAATCAACAATTTACAATTGGAAATAAGTCTTATTGGTTAAGTGATAATATCATCAATGATTTGAAAATCAAATGCAAAAAATTAGGTGTTGATATAACTGATTTATCATTTTCTATGCAAGAATTTATGAATCCTAATATAATTGAAAAGTTAGATTATAAAATATGGACAGAAAACTTTGAACATCTTAAAAACACAAATGATGATATTTATATTATATGTTCTAAGAATAGTAAAAAAAACTATGATATTATAATCAAGAAGTTAGAAGAGAAACTAAAAGACTTAGGTCTTGTAGTTAAAGAATATTACTACTTATCAGAGACTTTTTATAACAGAGATAAAGATGATGTATCACAAAAGAAAGTTAAAATACTTATTCAACATTCGATAGGACTTAAAACAGAAATTGACAAATTCATAAATGAAGAAGTAACTCAATATGAGGAGGTAAATTTATATGAGGATGAAATCAATTGTATAGAAGTTTGTAAAGGATCTAGTGAGATAATAAGATTCTTAGTTTCTAACTCAACAGATGAAATAAAAGAATCAGTTAAGTCAATTATCAAAGAAAAACAATTGCTTATAAATATAAATCAAGTAACTTTTAATAAGATTAATAGATTTATAACTACACCAGTTAAGATTGAATGGCAAAATGTAATAAAAACATTTGAAGGATTCAGATATAAAGGTTAATCCTTTTTCTTATCATTATCTTTACTCAACATTGCGTTTTTAATCATTTCATTTAACTTTCTATTATCGGTTATTTCACCATCATCAGAGACATTATCATCTCCATCTACCGTTTTAGTAGACTCTGGTTCAATTTCATTATATCCTAAATCTTTTCTTAATGTCTTATAGAATTTCTCTAACTCTGTTTTTTGACCGGATAGGAATTTAGCATTCTCTCTAATTTGACCAATTGTTTGATTGACAACTTCATGCATTCTAGCAGAATTATCACCATTATCAACTTGTCTTAATTGAGATAAAAAGTTTTTTCTTGTCATCTTTGTTAAGAATATACCCTCAGCATACACTGTAGCATCTTCTTTCATTTTATTTTTAATATAAGGGTGTTGTTTTAATTGAGGAACGTCACCTAAATATAAATCAACAAGTGATTCTAATACATCCATAGATTGTTGACTAGCAACTGTTAAATCAGCATCATAGTCATATATCTCGATTTCTCCTAAATCTGGTAAATCTTCCGGTCTTGCTAAATGTTTTGACAAATCAAACTCACCATTTTCTGATTGAATTTCATCAAACTCATCTTGTATTCTATTTCTTTCTTTATCAGTTTTTGACATAGAGAGTGGTTTTTTACAATATATATAAAAAAATATCTCCTCACCTATGGCTAAAGAGCTAATGGAAAAACAAATGGTCTTTACTACTAAGTTAGTAGATGAGGCAACAGATAAGATAAATGATGGTATTGTTGTTAAACGATATCAAAATCCATGGTTGAAGAGTGAAGTAGGTCTTAGAAGACAAGGTGTTACTTTTAAGATGACTGCGGATGAACAACAAGAGTATATTAGATGTGCGGTCGATATTCACTACTTTGTAGAAAAGTATTGTAAAGTAAAAAGAGAAGATGGTTCAGTAGGATCTATACTACTAAGAGATTATCAGAAGGAAATACTTGATAATTTTGTTAATAGTAGATTTAATATATTAATGGCTTCTCGTCAAGTTGGTAAGACAATATCAGCGGCAATTTTCATGTTACATAAAATACTATTTGATAACGATAAGAATATAATGATTGTTGCCAACAAAGGTGATACATCAGTAGAAATTGTTGATAAAATTAAATCAATTTATTCATTACTGCCTTTCTTCTTAAAACCAGGTATTAAAACTTGGAATCAAAAATCATTAACATTTGAAAATGGTTGTAGAATTAAAACATCAGCTAGAACAAAGACTCCAGCAATTGGTTTTACGATTGACGTACTTTACTTAGATGAGTTTGCTCACATTCCATCTAATATCATCGAACCATACTACACGGCCGCCTTTCCAACGACAGCTGCGATACAAAACTCAAAGATTATTATCACATCTACACCAAATGGTATGAACTTATTCCATAAGTTACTTACAGATGCTGAAAGACCCGATGGTGATCCACAAAAGAATAACTATAAGGCGATGAGAGTTTACTGGTATCAAGTACCAGGTCGTTTTGTTAGTTATTTAAGATTAAATAATCATAAACTATATGAATATGGAGTAACCAAGGAGGAGATATTTGATTTATGTAAAGATAAATGGGGAGGTAAGACTAAAGTAGAAATGGATTATAACTCCGATTTACAAAAAGATATAATACACATCTATAATAATGAGTTCTGTTCAGATGATGAAGTTAAATCTTTAATGTTTATTGATTCAAAAGGATATGAAGTTCCAGTAAGAGCATTAGCAGAGGTAACAACTTGGAAAGAAGAGGCTATAAAAGATATTGGTGGTGAAGACGCATTTAACCAAGAGTATGGATTAAGATTTATTAATGCAAGTAAATCACTTTTAAGTGAAGCAATAATTGATGAGTTACTGAAAAGTAAGAAAAATTATATATCAGAAGAAATATTTGAGTTTAATAAGTTGAAATTTAGCTACAAAGACTTAAAATGGATTGACGATGATGATATTTTTATACCAATTAAAAGAAAAGAGTATAAATTTGTAATATCTGTCGATATATCAGAAGGACTGGGACAAGATTACTCAGTGATCAATATATTTAAGATAACAAATAAATCGAGAGAATTAATAGAATCTCAAAGAGCTTCTTATAAATCTATAGTTGACTTTTTCAGATTAGAACAAGTTGGTATATTTAGAAGTAATTTAGTATCAGTTAAACAGCTGTCAGAATTTTTATATGTTTTAGCATTTGAGTATCTAAATCCGGAAAATGTTAAAATTGTATTAGAGTTGAATAACTATGGAAATACTTTACTCGCCGAAATGCCTCACGTTTTAGAGGGAAATAATGAATATGGTTCTGCTATCTTTGCTAGATACAAACATAGAGTAGATGCAACTGAAGAAAAAGTAGGTCTAAAAGTAGGAGAAAATAAAAACTTAATGGTTAAGGATTACCAAGACCTAATGTTATCAAAAGGATTCTCTATAAATAACGAAGAAACTATAAGAGAGATAACAACATTTGTTAAACATACAACAACATCAGGGAATACAAGATACGCAGCTGATGTTGGACATGACGACTGTGTTATGACCATTGTGAATACAACTTCTATTTTTCCTAAAAATGAATATAAGGAAATGGTAGAAGAATGGGCCAATAAAAATACTGATAAAGAATTATTAGCCTATATCAACCATTGTTTAAATAATATAGATTTTGTAGAAGGTGTAGATTATGGACAAGTTCTAAAAGTTAGAAAACAGTTTATGAACCGAAACAAAAATACTTATAAAAGTGGGGATTGGTTTGGTAGAAAGTTATGAGTTAACTTCCATAGTAACAGATAAACCGGCAGTTTTCAACTTTTCTTTCATAATTGAAATTGTATCATAATCACCATACTTAACATCACATTTACCGTTAAAGTGTACGATATGAGCACATTGAGAAGCTTGTTCTTCATCATGTTTACATATTTTCATAAGACAAGTTATAACCCAATCAAATGTATTATAATCATCATTATGTAAGTCTAAACGATATGGTTTAGATAGAATTTCTTCAACTTTTGATTCTGTTTTTTTCTTAGTAATTGTAGCCATATACTATTTATTAATTTTTAATTGTCTTTGTTGTCTTATTCTTAACGTCTACAATTGTAACATCACAAGGTTGTTCTTTCGCCCATTCCTCAAACTTAACCAAATGCTCAAGTCTATCATCATACATAACAAAATGATCACAACCGGTCTTTTCAATCATTTCCTCAAAAAGAGTTGTCTTAAAAATATAGGTGTCTCCGCCCCAGTTCAAGTGAACTTCATCAAATGATAAGTTATGTTGATTTAAAATCTTATCGATATTCTCTCTCATACCAATGACTTTTTTTAGTCGACCAGTAGCCATAATAAGATAAGCATCTTGATCAGAAACCGCATCTAAGTATCTTTGGTAAACCCATTCGTTTTTTGGAACAGAAAATACATCACTATCTAAAGTTTCTGCTTTACCCCACCAACCGTTATATGGCCAAGATAATCCTGTAGTTTTTTCCCAATATTTTTTCCCCTCAATGTGGTCAGGCGTGTGACAAAGTGTATCGTCGAAATCAAATGAATATAATGTTTTGCTCATGTCTGTTTATAATAACTATTTTACAAATATAATCAAAAAAGTTTATAAAGTGATTATATTTTTAATATATATCCTAAAAATTTTAACAAATTATGAGATCAGACATAAAATCAATAGCACTTTTAGTTCTTACAGGTGCTTGTATTTTGTTCTTCGGAATGTGGTTCTTTAAGGGTTCTGAATATAAAGATAAAATTAAAGCTCTGGAAAATGAAAACAAAAAAATTGAATTGGTAAGAGATTCACTTAAAGCGGCAAACGCTTCTTTAAAATTAGATTTTGATAAAAAACAATCTGAAATTGACAAAAGAGACCAAAAAATTAAATTAATTGAATCAGAAATATTAAAAGCTAAAAAAGATTTACAGAAAGCAACAGCTCAAGTAGAAGAAGATAAAAGAAGTCTTAAAGAAACAAAGGATAAGATAGAGAAATTGAAAAGGAATCCTATTAAAAGAGAAGATGACGAACTAATAAAATCTCTTAAAGAAAAATTAAAAAATTAATTATGAAAAAAATACTAATAACAATGATGTTGGTACTTTCATCAGTACTTGCATTCTCACAAATTGACTATCCAAGAATAGAAAGAGACTCATTGGGTCAAAAAGTTGTTGTGATGACAATTGAGCAAGTTCAAAAAATTGATAATAATTTAGAGATTTTACAATTAATGGAAAAGGCACAATTGGAATGTGATAGTCTAAACTTATCTTATATAAGAGTAATAGATAATCAAAATAGACAAATTTCTTTATTAGAGATAGATATTAAACATCTAAAAGAACAAATAAATTCTAAAGATGAGCAAATTACAAATCTACAAAAAAGATTATCAAATTCCGAGACAACTAATAAATTATGTGAAGATCAGAAGTTAAATTATGAAAAACAAGTTGATATACTAAAGGACGAAGTAAGAAAGCAAAAAAATCATAAAATAGTAGGATTTATAGTTGGAGGAGTCGGTACACTAGGTGGTATATTACTAGCAATACTACTAAACTAAAAGATATAAAAAATGAGTTTTTTAACTTAATATATAATCTATAAAAAATATTCAAATACAAATGAAGCATATTAGAACATATGAAAATTATCGTGTTAAGAAGAACAGAGAAGAGATTATCAAAGAATCAGTTCTTCAAGTAAACGATATCTATAAAGTTAAAACTATGATTGATATTCCTCAATCTTTAATCAATGCTTATGTTAAGAAGGTAAAGGATACAACTGGTAAAAACTTACGTCAATTCTTTGGTGATGTTGATATCGCAGAAGAAATCGTTAAATATATTAACATGAACAACTTAGATGTTGAGAAAATACCTGGTGGAGCTATAATGGGCGGTGCCCAGGGTCAAGTACAAGGTCAGGGACAAGCTCAACCACAAGTACAAACTGAAGGTGAAGCTCAACCACAAGCTCAAACTCAAGAGGTACCTCAAGCTCAACCACAAGCTCAACCAGAGGCTCAACCACAAGGACAAGCTCAACCACAAGCTCAAACTCAAGAAGCACCACAAGGTGAATTCGAAGAACCACAAGCTCAAGGACAGGCTCAACCACAGGCTCAAGGAGAAGGACAAGCTCAACCACAAGGACAGGCTCAAGGACAAGCTCAAGGACAAGCTCAAGGACAAGCTCAAGGACAAGCTCAAGGTGAAGAAGAGGAAGAGGAAGAAACTGAAGAAGGTGAAGAAGAATTACCACTTTAATCTATATTAAAAATTAAATATTAAAAAATGAAAAAAGTAAACAGTTTTAGATTATTTGAAAGTATCAATTATGGATCTTGGATATCTTGTGATGAACAACTTCCAGATGAAAATGAATTTATTTTAGGATATTGTGGTCCTTATAATGAAATACAAAAATCCGCCCCACATTGTGATGTAGTTAGATTAACACGATTACAAACTACAGGAGGGTCTTATTCATCTAATAATAAAAAAGATTATGAATGGAAAACTTTTGGTCCTAAAACATATTTTGGCCAAGAAATAAGTCACTGGATGCCACTTCCACAAGTTCCAAATTAAAAATATAAAATATTCAAGGATTAAAACCCATCAAGAAATTGATGGGTTTTTTATTTAATATATATGTTATGAAATTCATTAAAACATTTGAAAGTTATAATGCTGATACACTAATCATAATTGATGTACAGAAATCATTTAAGAAATTCTTTTCGGAGATGTATCTAAATGAGTTGAAAAAATATTGTAAAAACTTTCAAAGTGTTTATCAAATATGGGACAATCACGTCGATGGTAAGAACGTAGATAAAGATTATCTATATGATGACAATCCTGATATCCCTGTTCACAAAGATCTTTATCACTTTCCAAATCAAAAAAAACTTATAGAAAAAAGATATAACTATGACGTTGATGCTGATTTCTATAAAAAGATTTTAGATAAAGATGTTTATGATAAAATCAGTAAAATGGAAGAAGAAAAATCATTAAAGAAAGGTGATATCTTCAATACTAAAGAAGGAACTATTATTACTTTTATAAACAACAATCATGTTTGGTTCCATTGTCCTATCAAACTTTATGAATTATTAATTTCACTAAAAGGCAGAGAAGTTACAATTGTTGGAGGTGCTGACTCTGAATGTTTAGAAGATGTAGTTACAACTGCTGAAAGTATTGGAGTTAAAATTAAAAGAGATTATAAGTATATTTATACTGCTAGTAGTTGTCCTATTTAATTACTTTACAAAAGCATCAACTTGATAACCATTGAGTGTAAAGTTAACAACCATAATCTCCTGATGTCTTTCCGGGTCTTCTAAAAATTCAACTGATAGTTCATATTCCAAACCATCTATTTCTGGAATATAATCAGCTATTTGTGCTTTTATATCAGCTTCAACTGACTCCGCGGATATTCTTGTTTCATGTAGTAGTTTAACAAGGTCAGCTCCAAAATTTGGATCTCCCAATAACTCACCTTTATTAGTGAAAATAATAACCTCATATTTTTGAATAACAACTCTAACCACATCATCTTCTATGATATCAGGAGTTCTGTATAAAGGATGACCAGGATAACCAATATAAAAGTCTATAAAATTAAAATTACTCATAAACTTATATATTAAATATACTATCTACTAATTATATCTCTAATTTTACCGATGATAGTCATTCCTAAAATTATAGGGTCAGTATTAGTTTCTAATTTAGAAGCATAGTCAGATACAACATAGTTACACTCAAACATTTTATTAACATCTGATTTTTTCTCTTGTATAATCCAATCAATGAATGGTGTTCCCAATAATGAAATCATATTATCTATTTTCTCAGCCCCAAATGACGACATTAAAAAATGATACACTTTCTCATAATCATAAGAATCGTCATATATCATATTATATAACTCTAACTTTACTTTATTAGAAACATTCTGACCAGATGAAGAAACCTCTCCAGTTTCTATAAAACTCTGTACCTCGACCATTATAGATCTAAAGTCTGGAAACTTCTTAGTAATAATAGAAACTAAATTATCTTTTGGAATCTCACTTACTTCTTTTGGTAGAATAACATTATTGATTCTCTTATAAATTTCTGTTTTAAGATACTTCTCTTCATCCACATTCTGACAATCAAAATCTATTTGAGGTATTCTTGATTTAATTCCATCAGAAATCTTATTGATGTGATTGGTTGTTATAATAAACCTAACATTCTTATTATACTTTTCAATGAATGCCTTGAAAGCATCTTGGAATTGAGCAGATACTCTCTCAAACTCATCTAAGAAAATATATTTAATATCAGAATCACTAGACATCATTGGAGTAAACTTACAAAAGTCTTCTATCTCATTTCTAAGAACATCAATAGATGTAAATAACGAACTATTCAATTCTAAAAATGGTTTATCTTTTGTATATTTTCCAATTAGTATTCTAGCTAAACTGGTTTTACCGGTTCCATAGTGACCATAGAATATATAGTTTTGATTAACTCCATTCTCAAATTGTTTTCTGATACGAGGAAGTAAAATGATATCCTCTAATGTTTTGGGTCTCCATCTCTCCCACAATAATAATTTATTTAAACTCATATAATTAATATTCAATACTAGTGAATATGTTTTATGAAATGTAAGACAAAAGTTTTTATATATATCCTAACAATTTTTATAAACTATGATAGGAGACAGATTTAATTTCGAGGACGTATTTTTCAGAGACTTAACGGTTTGTGTATTAGATACATTAGAAGGACAAGTAAAATGGGTAAATAAATTTACATCAGGTGATGTGTTTGTTCAGGTACCATTTTATTACTCACTAACAGGTGATGAAAGATTCTTATTAGACTCATTTCAAGATGATATAGTATCCGAAAATAGATTTGTTGAACTAAATACGGATACTATCCCAAGGGGTCATTTAACAATGACTGGATTTAATATAAAATCAGACGAGTTTGCCAATCCAAATGTTTGGTTGAGAATGGTAGTTGAGAATGAATTAGAAATAAGAAAAGTTCTAGCAAAAGTAAGAGCTATTCCAATATCAGTGACTTATGATTTGACAATTACTTTATCAAATGAGATTGACACTTTCAAATGTAGTCAAGCTATTATGGATACTTTGTGGATTTATAAGTTTATGTATTTTGAACACAACTTTATGAATATAGATGCTGTTATTCTAATGCCGGATACAAATCAAATTGAAATGTCGAGAGAAAAGAATTTATCAAGTGATAATAATATCACATTAAAAGCTTCTTTCACAGTTGAGACTTACTATCCAGCATTTAGAAAAGATAGAATCAGTGCTACTGGATATCCAACATCTTATGGCGATGATAACATAACTAGAGATCTAAACGAGTATCCAATAGAAGATGGATTCTCAGATTTATTTAGACAACCACCATATGGAAATGGAGTTGGAAATGGATTCCCTAATGTATATCAAGGAGGACCTCCAGGATATCCACGTCCTTATCCACCTTTTGGACCAAATGTTGGTGGTGATGAAATTGTTATAACAGGATCAGGTGTTGGTTCTGGAGGTGGCACAGGAGGAATAGGAGGAACCGGTGGAGGTGGCGTATGGCCGATTGGTTACACATCTAGTTGGTTCCCAGATAGTAATCCGGGAGGTGATGGAGTCGCTCAAACTATAGTAAATGGTCAATACCAAAGTGATCCTGACTACTTTATGACAAATCCTCGAAGAACTAGATGGTTTAGTAATATACTAAGAGCTAGGGAAAGAGCAGCTGCTGGAACTAGTAATCCAAATGCCGGAAATCCAAATGCATCAAATAATGGAAACCCAAATAATTAAAAACAAAAATGGTAAAAAATCACTTTTTAGCCTTAATATATAGTTTAAATAAAAAAAAATATTTTAAAATATGAAGAATCTTAAACTCGAATTGTTTAACTTCAAAAAAGACCTCTCCCTTGATCAAGAAGAGATCTCTGTAATCATAGAAGGACACATGAATGCTTGTAATGAGCACTCTGAAAAGACTATAATCAACTCATTGAATGAGAGATTAAAGCCTTTCACATATGATAAAGAAGTAAAGAAGTTAATTGAAAGCCTTAATGATGATATGAGCAACTATGAGCTTTTATATGAATTAAAAAGTTTATATAATGTACTTAATTCACAAAATCAAGGTGAAATATACAGACAACCAATTAATGTTGTTTTACAAACAATTAATCTAGACTCAGATCAAGATAGAATGGCTAAGATTCTTAACGAATTGGCTATTTATGACTGGGTACCAGAAGTTAAATTATTTGTACACAATTTAACATCATCACCAGAGAAAAGAACTAATCTTTTAAGTGGTGGTAAAGGCGAACCAATATTTACTATCGTTGAACAAGTTGAAGATGGCCATATTGCTTTAGTTAAAGATTCTTGGTTTTTATTAACAGAAAATTCAATTGAAAAAACATTATTAGAAAATAACATTAAAGATGAGGAATCATTAAGAACTCTTAGAACTTTAGAAACAGCTATGAAATATGCTACTATTTCTGAAGATAGAGTTAACTTTAGAATTTCTGAATATTTAACATTAGGTTTAGCAGTAAATGGTAAAGGTGGTATTTATATCAATGATGATGAGATGAATGAAGAAACTACATTAGAAAGTTTATTCTCTTCTCCTATCGTTCCTATCGTTAACAAAAACTTTTATCCAGTTTTATTAGAAGTATCTAAAAACTTAGATAAATTTGTTGAGTTAGATGTTGTTAAAAGAGTACAAAACTTAATCAACCCTTATTTAGAGTGTTTCGCATTCAACTATAAAAACAGTACATTCTTATACAGATGTGATGAAAGATATGGTAACTCATTCTTCAAATACGAATCAGCTATTGAATTAGTGAACGAAGTAAGAAATGAACTTAATTATGACTTAACTTATTTTTATGAAAATAAATTAGGCAAAGAAATAATTGTTAAAAGAAAACTTGAAGATAAAGAAAGAGAAATCACTTTGAAACTTGAAGATGTTAACTTCAATATTGAAAAAGTTAAAGGTTCTATTCAAATGATTGGTGAATCTGAAGTGTTATCAACAGCTCTTAAAAACTTAGAGAAAAGAAAAACTAACCTTGATGGTGAGTTACTAGGTGTTAAAGAACTTCAATATAACGAAAGAATTAAACTTTAATTTTAATTAGATATTAAAAATCCTCAAAGAAATTTGAGGATTTTTTATTTTTAAAACTTTTTTAGTTAATTAATATATAACATGAAAGCATTCCCAAAAAAGAGTTCAGTCTCTTACAAAAAATAAATGCTAAATTAATGTACCTAAATAATAAAGATTTGTATGTAGAAGTAATAGTATCTAAAGCACAAGGAAAACTAACAAGAAACGCAGAAAAAATGTTAGAGCTACTAGCTAAAAAGACGATAAAAAAAATGAGATATTGGTCTAACGATGATAAGTTAGATTGTTACCAATCAGGATTATTAGATATGTTCCAAAACTGGTATAATTTCAACGAAGATAAATCTGTTAACGCATTCGCATACTTTACAGAAGTATTTAAGAGAGGTATAGCAAAAGGTTATAACGAACTTTATAAGAAAAAAGGTGATAACGACCACTTAATTAAATTAATCTCAATTGAAGGATCAAATGACGGAATGGGACTCCACTCACTCTAATATCAATCTTAAAACATTTGATATAGTTATGACACCATCATTTGGTGCTAGCATACCAATCAAGTCTCGTTTCTCTTCTAAACAAAAAAGACGAAAGGAAAAAATTCAAAACATATTTAAAATAAAAAAACCACTCATTTGAGTGGTTTTTCTTTTATCATTAATATTATAATTGAGATTCAACTTCAGAATAAACTGTTTCTAACATTTTAAGTGAAACTTGATAAGGATCACAGTTAGAAGCTGGTCTTCTATCCTCAAAATATCCTTTACCTTCAATAATAGCTTGTGCAGGTATTCTAATTGAAGTATCTCTTGTACTATACCCAAATGAGAAGTCATGAATACTTGATGTTTCGTGTTCTCCAGTCATTCTTTGGTCATTACCAAGTCCATAAACAGAGATATGGTCATTATGTCTTTCTTTTAACTTTTCCATAGTTTCTTCGATAAGTTTAAGACCACCTTCTTCTCTCATTTCTTTAGTTGAGAAGTTAGCGTGACAACCAGAACCATTCCAATCTCCTTTTAATGGTTTAGGGTGTAAAGAAACATTAACATTATATTTCTCAGCAACTCTTTGTAATAAATATCTAGAAACCCATAATTGGTCAGAACCATTTAATGATTTAACAGGACCAATTTGATATTCCCATTGACCCAACATTACTTCAGCATTGATACCAGATATATCTAATCCAATTTCAATACACATATTCATGTGTTCTTCAACAATATCTCTACCAGTAACAGTGTCTGCTCCAATACCACAATAGTAATCTCCTTGAGGTCTTGGTGATAAACCATTTTGTTCAAATATTTCAGGTGTAAAACCTAAAGGAATTCCAATTCCATCTCCAAATGGTCTTAATGGCTTATGTGTTAAAGTATATTCTTGTTCCCATCCAAACCAAGGTAGTTCAGATTTATCCATATCTTCAGTAATTGATAATTCATTTACTTTTTGTAAAAGTGCTCTTCTATGATTACTTTCGTGTACAGAACTATCTGGATTAAGAACTTCACAAAAAACTAATCTATCATTTTCACCTCTAAAAGGATCTCTTGATACAAAAACAGGTTTCAATAAACAATCTGTATTTTTTCCTCTTCCGGATTTAGCTTGTTTAGTTGAGCTACCATCAAAAGACCATACTGGATAATCTTCTGGTGACATACTGTCCACATTTTGAATTTTTGTTTTACTTCTTAGTTGTTGAGGTTGTGACCCATCTAGCCAAATATACTCTAATTTCATCATAATAGTTTTTTTTTATTTTATATCATTTATCAAACTTTGTTTATTATCAATAATATATTTAGTAAATTTTTTAATATGAATAAGGCAATTTTACAAATTTGGGAAGAATCAAGTATCGATAATAACATTTTACCGGTTGGTGGAACATTACATATAGATATTAAAGAAAGAAATGAGTATGTTAATAAAATGTACGAAGGAAGAGACTTAAATCAAATTCCAAATAACTATGAGAGAATATCCGGAAGTGAAACAGAAGTATTAATTAATGATTCAATCTTTAATATTCTTTTAGAAAGAAAGACTGTTATATTAGAAGAATATGAACTAAATAACTTAGTGAATATGAGTGAAATTATGATTGATAATGATTGATATTATTATATACACATTTTCTTTACTATTCATATGGAGTAATGTCTACTACGTCATCAATTATAATAGATTAGACAAAAGATTTGCTGAAAGAGATAGAAATTCAAAAGTTGATTTAATTTACTATGTAACAAAAGTTCTTTTTTGGATATGGTTAGTAGTTGGTTTATTCACCCCGATAAAGTATATTTTTATGATAATGATGGGAATAGGTTTGATAAGAATTCCAATGTATCATATAAGTAAAAATCTAACTTCAGTTTGGTTTAGATTAACACCTGTTTTTTATACTATATTAATGATACAAATTTTAATTGAGATATTTAAACATTAAATTTGTTTAAGTGTTGTTCTGTTATTATTATGAATTCATATCCTTTTTTATTACACCAATTAATCATAGTTTCCCATTTGTTTTTGTTTTTATAAGCCATTTTTAGGTCATACTCGAAACTTTTTAGTTTTTTAGCACCCTTTTCAGGAACACTTAACTTACCTTCATTAAGAGCGATAACCATATTATATTCTTTCATTGGTTTAACTTCAACAACTATTTGTTTTAGAGTACCATCACTTAATCTCATCTCATAATAAAAATCAGGATAATAACAATGTTCTTTGATTTTAGAATCACCATTATTGAAATGTGTCATTTGATAAGGTATTTTTAAACACTCAGCTCCCCACTTTGTTATAGCTGGATTATAATCTAACCAGTGCATTATTTTCTTTTCCCACGAACTTCTAAAATAAACTCCACCTTGTGTATTTAATTTTATAACCTTATCTTTGTTATTAGGAACATAATTTCCCTGGTTATAGTTTTTATTGTTAGGTTTAGAATTTAACATAACTTTTTTATTTTTATATATAAATAAAAGTTGAATCTATGGGAGAATTAGTTGAGAGAGTTAAATTAAATCTGTTAGTATATGGTGATGGACTTGTCGAAAACTTCCGAAATAACTCATTATACTTTTATGATAAATATCAAAAATCTGATAATGAGGTAAAAAATGTAAAGGTGTCGGATGTTTATCCTGGTGGTTTTTATTTCTTTCATTATAAAGACGACTCAAATTGGATGAAATGGTCTCCAGTATTTATCGCTGGTTATAAAAAGTTTTCTAACCAAATAGTTTTTTTCGCGGTTAACTTCAACTTTATACCACTAGAAGTAAGAGCAATGATATTTGACAAGTTTATAACTGAAGAAGATTTTACAAAAGATAAGTTTTTAAAAGTATCATATGAAGGAATGTATGAAGAATTAAAAAGATTAGGATTTGAATATGCACTAATGGAATTTAACTCAATTCAAATAGTAGCGGTTCATAAAATTAAATTAGATATGATTCCTAGATTTATATATTCACAACACCCAAAGAATGTATATGACCCTAAAAAGTTAATACAAATATGGGAAGCTAAAATAGAAACTAAAGATCAAAGACATAAAGAAATAATGATGTCTTCAATAGATGAATTTTATGATATAAATAAAGAAATATCAGAAAAGTATAGTGTTCTTAACGACCACGTTAAAAGAATACAGAAAAGTTATAAAAAATATGGTAAATAATAAATAATATATACACTATGAAAAATATGAAAAAATTTAACGAGTCTTGGTTTTCTAAAAAAAGTAACCCTGAAGAAATAACAGATATAACTCCAAGAGGAGTTTCAAGAACTTCTATGCCAGCAGAAAGAAATACATCATCTGGATTATCAGAGGAAGAATTAGAAGAGTTAAAAAGAAATAGTTCATCATCTAAGGTTGAAACTAAAGTTGATACTTATTTTATGCAAGAAATATCAGATAGACTTTTTGGCCCAGATTCTGAAGGTTATATACAAGCTATAAAAGAATTGAATCTAAAGTTCAGACCAAGAGAAGGAAGAACAGCTAATCAATTCTATGATCCATCTATATCAGATGAAAGAAGACATAAAGAAGATGAAATAAATAGAAATATATTAAAAGACGAGTAATCGTCTTTTTTATTTTACCCAAAAAAAGGAATATGTAAAAATTAATATATATTCTAAAATTTTATAATTCCTAAATGGCGTATAATGATGCAGGAAATTCAGCAAATTTCACTAATATAAATTCAGCTATAGAGAATAAAGGCTTATTCAGTCGAATTCTACGAAACTTATCTAACTATGGAATGAACTATGATGATATGATCATCAGAAATCAAGTTGGTATAGGTATTAACGAAGATCCATACGCTGCTAGAGGAAACTCAATGTATGACTTTTTCTCTCAAAGAGCTGTTGCTTCTGTATTAAATAGAAAGTCAATTCCTTACTTAGATAAAGCTTATGCTGATAAAAGAAGAATCCTAAGAGAGTATTCTATTAAAGATGAGATTAGAGACTTCGTATCAACAATAACAGATGAGACAATCGTTTATAACGATGAGAAAGACTTCTGTTCACCAAGAGCTTTATCAAATGACTACTCACAAGAGATTAAAGATAAATATCAAGAATATTTCGAGAAAATATATAATAAATTTGGATTCTCTGATAACATCACTGCATGGTCAATGATGAGAGACTTTATGATTGATGGATATTTAGCAATTGAGATTATATATGATGATAAAAAGAAAAATATCATCGGATTCAATAGACTAAGACCTGAGACTTTAGTTCCTGCTTACGAACCAAATATTGGTCACTTATGGATTCAGTTTCCAGAAGATCCACAATTAAGAAGAATATTCTTAGACTCTCAAATAATTTACATTTCATATTCAACACAAAATGATTATTCAGAAACATCTTATGTTGAAGGTTTAATTAAACCATATAATCAGTTAAAAATTCTTGAACAAACAAGAATTATGTTTAACATTATTAACGCAACTGTTTACCAAAAGTTTACTATTCCGATTAAAGGTTTATCAAGACAAAGAGCTGAAGAACAAATTGGTCAATTAATACATGATTATTCAGAAGAAGTAGAATGGGATGAATCTTTAGGTACTTTACAAATTAACGGAGCTAAACACTTACCTTATAACAAACAAATTTGGTTTCCTGAGGGAGATGCTGGTACACCAAATATGGAATTAGTATCACCACAAGGACATGACTTAAATGATGAAACTATGTTATCTTGGTTTTACAAAGCACTTAAAAGAGCTTCAAAAATTCCAATGTCAAGATTTGAAGGTGAAAATGGTGGTGGTAATTTAATTACAGATGCTGCTGAGATGACAAGAGATGAGATTAAGTTTCACAACTTCATTAGTCGTTTAAGAGCTAACTTCAAAGAAATAATTGTTAAACCTATAAGATTACAGATGTTAATTGAGTTTCCTGAGTTAAAGGATGACGAAGTAATGTTAAATCAAATGGATATTCAATTCTATACTAACCAAGTATTTGAAGAATGGAAAAAGATAAACAATCTAGCTAAAAAATCCGAAATCGTTGGAACTTTACTTGGAGTAATGAATGGTGAGAAACCTTACTTCCACATAGAATGGATTATGGATAATGTATTTAAGTTAACACCAGAAGAAAAAGCAGAAAATCAAAAGTATTGGGCGAAAGATCCATCTACACTTGGAGCAGCACCAGAAGGAGGAGCACCTGCTGAAGGTGGAGCACCGGTTGAAGGTGGTGGAGAAGCACCTGCTGAAGGTGGAGAAGCACCAGCACAAGGAGGAGCACAAGCAGCACCAGAAGAACCACCTGCTGAAGGTGGTGGAGAAGCTCCAGCTGAAGGTGGTGGAGAATTTGAATTTTGATAAATTATTATAAAAATAAAAACCTCAGAAAAATCTGAGGTTTTTTTATTTGAGTATTTTATTTAACTTATACTCTCTTTTATCTTCCAATTCTAATGGTTCGGCTATTAACTCACCATCCGATATTTTAATTTGCCATTTATTACCAGTCTTTTCATCCAATAAGACTAACTTACTAATAACTGTACAACCATCGACATCAACATTAATTGCAGTTGATTTTGATGAACTATTTATATTAAATACACTTGACATTATATTAATTTAAATCTTTTTTGACCATCTTCTGATGTTGAGTTCCAGATATCTAAAGGTCTAACATAAATAGAACCAAAGTTAATAGATTTATAAACTACTAACTTTTCACCTGTTTCTGTATGAGTAGCTAAAGTGATTACTTCATAAGTACCACCTTTATAATGTTTATATCTCTGTCTCGGTAGCGGATAATCCATCTTGTATGTTTAATTTTTTTCCAGTAACTGGGTCATAATTTAATATTAACAACTCAACTCCTTTAGTTTGTTCTTTCTTTACGTCAGAGTTATTACCACCTTGAGCAGAACTTCTAAATACTTCTTTCTCAGTCCAAATATATTGGTCTCTTGGTAACAATTCCTCTAATAAAGGAAAATAATAATAAGATAATGACCAACGAGATTTAGATTTCTTAATCAACTCTAATAATCTTCTATGAGAAGCTGGTCCAAATACACCATCAGTGTCAGAACCATACCAGAATAATCTCTTAGCGTCATCTTCACCTTTAGCCTCATTAAAACGAGCATATGGTGGGTCTAAATAGATGTAAGTATCATCTGCGTCATATTTAGTAATAAGTTCTTCAAAATCAATATTAGTAAACTCTTTAATTGATTTTAACTTATTTGTATATTTGTTCTTTTTCAACTTATCAATAAGAACTTCTAATTTCAAACGGTCTTTATCTTTCTTATAACCATTAAAACCAGCACCACGAGGGTAAACTGAATTGTGAGCTGATGTAATCAAGAAAGCATAAATTGCAGCTTTTCCAAAGTTACCAATCTCAAAGTCCATATTATCAAGAAATTCATTCTTTTGATATTTCTTATAAATTCCTTTATAGAAGTCCCATTTTTTCAGTGGATCTGTCTCATCAGTTTTTAATAAAGTTTCTTTTAATCTTTCTAAGTATTTAACAAAGGTTTCAGGTTCTGAACAACACTTATATAAGTTCACCTGGTGACGATTTTTATCATTGTAAACAACTGTATCGAATTTAAGAGAATCGTCGTCCATATACGTTCCCATAGAGCCTGAGAAAGGTTCTAAATATGTTTTGATTCCAGTCTTAGGAATCTTTGAGTTTATAAACTCTTGGAATACTGATGAACTCTTGCCACCAAAATATGAAATACATGCCATTATTTTCTATATTTAATCTTTTCTTTAGTTATACTAATTACTTTTTCGAAAGTTTCTTTTTTTCTTTTAAGGCATATGGTTGAATCTTTGTATAGAAAATTATAAATATTCTCAACATCTAATAACCCACCCCAATCAACTACATGATATGTTCCTTTAGGACATCTTATTTTATTCCTACCTGATAGATTAGCAAATAATACTAATTTATCATAATAATCTTTTATAAAATCATAACTACCCGAACATATGTTAACCTGTCCTCTTTGTTGATTGTCTCTTTTATCCGTTCTCAATGTAATACAACCATCACCATCAAAAACACCTCTCATAAAATGATTTTGTAAATTATCAGGAATGTTTGGATATTTAACAACCATTGTTTTATTTGAATGGATTCCTAGCTTTTCAAGATCACTCTTAGTCTTATTAGACGATATACTAAAGATTGAAATGTTTCTATTCTTAGATGTAAATACAACTCCATCTGAATTAATATACTTTTTAAATTCATATAATATATATGTTTCCTTCTGTACTATCTTAATAGTATTTGTCTTATCAGAGATACAACCATCAGCAACAATAAATCCTAAAAAATAAGCTTTATCCTCAGTATCTATAGATTCAAAGTAATCTTCATCAAAATTATATTTAACAACTTTAGATTTTTGTTCAATATTATTTAACTTTAATAAGTTATAATATTGTCTTAGAGAAATATCAAATTTTTTTGATATTTCTTTTTCTGTTGTTCCTATTTTTCTTTGATTTATAATTTCTGATTTTTCAATATCAGAAAGGTCTTTTAATTTTCTCATATACTATATATAAAAATATATAGTTTCCCTCCGAAGTAATTTAATAAACTATCAAAAATAAATTAATTGTTTTTATTTTTAATTATATCTTCTAATGATGGTCTTGTCTTTTGTTTTAAATTTAATCGAATATCCATAAGAATTTTTCCTAAATTATTTTCACCATCTTTACATTTATTACAAGTACAGACACCCCAGAAATTGTCGTGCCACCAGTTCCCTTCAGTTAACTCCATATCACCAGTACTTAGTAACATTTCGGATAACTTTGGATCTTTGAATTTTTCAGTAACACCCCATTTCATAAATTCTAATTTCTTAGAGTCCCAATCTTTTCTAATTTTAAGTTTACTGCCTATTTTCTTAACGTCTCCAGGACTTTTGATTATAGCAATCAGTTCTCTGAAGTCAGCAGCGGTATAATAACTACCATTTAGAAATTGCATTTCAGTAACTTTCATTGCAACGTAGTAGTGTTCAACAGACGGATATGTTATGCCCTTGTGTTCTATCCTACAAGGATAGAAATTAGATAAAAATCCATATTTACCGTCAAACTTATTAACCATATGATTTATATGATTAAAAAGTCTTTAGTTTAATTTTTAATAAAATGTGATTAT